GCCGTACATCTTCAAATCCATGGGAGCTAAAGGTTCAGTGTTCTCTGGTCGGGAAAAACCCATATGTCTAGCAATAGCCGAACCGGCTTCAAAAGCAATTTCTGCGGGCTTCGCATATGGCCCCAAAGCCATGGAAGCCATGGATCCAAGCATCTTTGTTGCCTTTGTGTCCGCTATGGAAAAACCACGCTCAGAAGCAGCATAGTATGTTGTTGGAACTGAAACTTCAGCATCAGCTAAAGAAAAGAAAACAGTGACTGTTACAGGATCTGTACCGCCGTTTGCATGTCGAAGAATATTCAAAGAATGAATAAGCAAAGACCCTGGAGAAATATTTGTGGAAGCATCACCAGCATTCAATGCATAATATGGATATGGATAAACAAAAGGCAAAATCATCTCTCCTGTAGGAGAAGTCGCTGGATCCAAAAGCAAATGAGGTCGCTGTAAAAGCTCAACAAAGTCTGCCGCCACGGCTGCAGGTGGTTCAGTGTCAATGCGTGTGGGATCAAGATCCCTTGTTGTGTGTAAAGGAGTCCAAATGGCTGCCAAAGAACCAAAGTAAAACCCATTAGAATTTAACAAAACTGATATACGTGGTTTTCCTCTCAAACGCGCATAATTCGCCAATTTGCGCGACACGGGAACTGTTCCCAAAAAATATTCCCAAGGAGTTAGAAACTTGCCAAAAGAAGCTCCAACAGTCCAACTGCCTGAAAACACACGTACGGGCTTTGCCAAAAACTCACTGATTAAAATTGGGTCCATAGCTGTAAAATCAGAAATAAGCTTTGTGTCTAATTTCACAATATCTTTCATCGTGCCCAAAGTAATTGAATCCTTGTCCAACACAACTGTTTGTTCGTTTTCGTTTTTTGAAATGTCTGTAATTGATTCTGCGGAAACGAATGTTTTTACGTGAGTGTGTACTTCCAATACACTCCAACGTTCTGAAACCTGAAAAGGTTTACGAACGGCAAGAAAGCGATCTACTGCACACGAACGACTCGTGCAGCATACGTAACCAGACTTACCGGAAGATTCGCTATTTGATGCTGCGAAAAATGTCAGCGGGGAAGCTTCTTCACTGTCATACCCCATAAATGTGACCCGAAATAGGTCATTCTCCTTTCTCTCTGCCAACGTCGTCTCAAAAATGAACTTCAAAGAATTGTACTCCATCCACGGCACGATCTTCGGCCAAAAGCTGTCCAACGAAAGTGAACCCCCAATCAAAGGCAAATATCTCTGTTTCCTGAGCTCATCAACAAACCTCTCGAATGGCTCTTTCCCCCATCTGTGAAACTCGTACAAAGCAGAACGAATGGATCCCGGAACTTGTTGCATCATGTCACATGAAGACGTCCACATCAACATTTTTTCAATGGAAACAATTTCTAACCTGCCATGGAAATCTCTTTTCAAAAACGAAATTTCCTCGAGCGAACAAAACGGTTTTGCACAAGCATTTTTGTGAGGGTCTGTGACAACCATCCCAATAGACTCATGAAAGTGAGTTATTTTCTGAAAATCGTACTCTTGCATGCGCGAAACTGTAAAACTGTCGTCCCCACCAAAAATAGCCTTCACATTCGAAGAAAAATCCTCATTCGGAAAAAGTGAATAAAAGCAATACCTCTCTCTGGCTGAATTCATTAAAGAATTAAGGAGATACGTCAAAAAATGGCCTGAATTTGTTCCTTTATGCATAAAAACAACCTTGTTTCCAAACAACGCAGCAGGTGACAAAATGGTCGTACACAAGGCTGTCACATACACATGATCAAACCTGCCTGTCTCCACCATAAACTCAATCAAAATGTCCAAAACAAGCTTCATCAAAAAACGAGGAACTGTCAAATCCCAATGCGAATAATCTGCACAATTGTAAAACTCACCAAAACTGACCATGTGACTCATCATCTCTTCCCACTCTGTTGAATACGGATTTAAACCAAATGCACACTCCATTTCCATGGGCAAACAAAACGCAACATGCCCAAGCCACCAAAAATTTTTCTTCAAAATCAGATATGACACCAAATCTCCTGCTTGCACCAAACGGGTCTTGACTTTCTCTGCACGCATCGCCTCATCCTTAGGAAACACTTTTGAAATACTTTGAATCGCTTTGCCTTCCATTAAACTGCTCTCTGCAACCTTCAACGCTTCCAACAACTCTCTCGACAAAAACACATCATCACCTTTGATTGCAACATGTTTACTCTTCTTTCCATCCAAACCAATGCCCGCCGAAGTGGTCAAATTGATCCTCTGAACACCCAAAAATTTTTGACCTTCATATGTTCCTTTGATTGCATTTCCCAATGAGGCAGGAGCAACAAGATTTTTGAACTTACTCAAACATCGAAAAAGATTGCTTCTCAAATCTGCAAATGCTCTTGAATATGGCTCTGAAATAGGCGCATAAATTGTTGTGGATAAAGCTCTCATAGTCTGAAACATAACTTCGTTCACTTCTGAATTTGGTTTTTTCCCTCTCCAAACGTGTGGTTTGTCAAAATTCTTGGGGCTCATGAGCCTTTCACCATTGACCATGGAAAACTCGTGCCCTGAAAGCACCGAAGCCTTACTGTTACACTTATTGAAACGAACTGTGACACCCTTCAACGGACCAACAACTTCTGCATGCCAAATTTTGCCAGAAGCTATTCTGTACATGTCTTCAACTTCATAAAATGGTCTCAAAGTGTTTTCAATTTTGTACTGGATAGTGATCTTTGGAACATGAGCAAATATACATCTGGTAGCATTTGCATCACTAATGGCAACAAGAAAGCCCACCAAAACACCTGCATAATTCAACAATGGCAATCCACAATCTCCGGCTTTAAAACTCGATGAATCTTCGTGTAATTCGCTTGAAACAAAAGAAACGTGCAAAGCACTCTGCAACTGCACTGCACCGCTTGTAGTTTTGTAAGTCACACTTCCAACTGCGGTAACAATACCTGGATGCAATTTCTTGTCGTACGTCACAGCATAAACCGTCTCTCCTTTGCCTGCTTCACCCAAGAACCCTGCTGATTCTGGATGAGTCAAATCTCGTTGAACTCTGTTGGTCATTGGTATCTGCATAATAACAAGATCTGTTCCCTTCAAATGCTGTACGGAAAAAATTTTGGGATCTGGTATATTGATCAACTCTCTCCATCCACCTTCCCATGTGCTGGACAAAATTGAAATACTCTTTATGGGTTCACCAAAAGTTTCAAACAAATGACTAACTGTGAGAATTGTTGTGTTTGCGATCATGAAAGCATGCGCTGAATCACTAGTCGTCGTGCCTTTAAGAACAATCCTGAAAATGCGATGCGCAGTAGACGGAACCATTTGCGCCAATGTTGTTGTGGCAGCAGCCCTAGCATCACCGATCAAACCTGACTCTGCCAATTCTTCCTGCAACTCCGAAGCAATCATGACACCATTCTTCCCTCGTTTATTTTTCCTCTTTGGAACAAAATACGATGCAACCAAAGCTAAAGCACCAACTGTCACTGCCCCAGCTACAATGTATTTTAACGACTCTGTCAACCTTTTTGCATAAGAACGATAATCATACCAACGTTTAATGTTTCCACAAACAGTCAACGTGAATAAACATCCCTTTGCAAAGCACTCCACAAACCACTGATGCGAAAAGAAAGTTACACCTCTGCACTGCCAATACGTCTCTGGCAACTCAGCCAATCTTTGCATCACCATAACTGCTGTCTCATCTCTTTCCTCATTCAAAATGAGCTCTTCTGCAACTTGAGCCTCATTAACCCTCGGAACTCTGTCCAAACGCTCCTGTGCAACCCAATCATCAAAAGCTTCAGGGTTGAAAAAATTCTCCACGTCTTCTTCTTCTTCGTCGTCACCACCCAATTTCTGCCAAATTCCACCATAGCCTTGTCCATTTCTGGACGCAGCCCAAAACCTGAACCACGGGGCCTGCCTGTTCTCAAGCTGCACTGGAATATCAATGCCTGCACACTCATAATAAGCTGAATAAGTATCAAAATCCTTCAGCCTCAAATTCGTGACAGCATCCGATTCGAGTCTTCCTCTCTTCGCATCATCCGCGCAAGAACACACAGTCAAAGGTCGATAACAAGGAGCTTCAACATTTCCGTCCCTGTTAAATGGAATAAAACAAATGGGCGTCTTTACTGGCACATCCCTCGCATGGTGTGCATTAGCCTTTTCTTGAACGAAGGCTAGAAATTCAGATCTTGTGCCTAACACCACCGGAACACCATCAATCGTCAAAGGTGCTTGATTGAACGACTTTGTATTTGGATCGTAAACAGCAGTCAGCAAGTGAAAATTAAACATGTGTTCAAAATACATCTCCTTGTCATCAATGGCATCAACGTCAATCACAAACCTGTAATCAACACCATTCAATTGAAACGGCTGTTTAGGCTCAACCCAAACATTCACAGCGGCACGTCTCCAATATGCTCCAGGGTATGCGGCAAAAGCCTCTGCTCCCCAAGTCTGCAGATTTGAAGTTAAAACAACACCCTTCAATCTGTACGGGTATTTTCCTTTGTCTTGAGCTTCTGCTTGATCTGACTGCGCTGCGATAGGCTGAATGCAATCCAACACTTTTCTAAATGGATCCTCAGAAACTTTATCCGGTTTAGTTGCGCCTGCATCGTCCATGATGACGAAGTTTTGATCTGTGTAAGGATTGGCAAATTTTGAATTCATAGGGATACTGCACATAGAACGCTCAACGTTGAATGTTGATGCCAACATGGTTATAATTGCTTCACAAAGCTGAGATTTCCCAACACCAGCTACGCCTCCAATGGCAATCAAAATGGCCGGTTTCTG